GGTACAAAGACGGGCCAATCGGCGGGTCGCCATCATGGTGGGCGCAGGTTGAAGTTGCAGCGAAGCGCGAGGGCAAAATACCTTGCCTGATCTACAAATATGATCGCAAGCAAAATCGCTGTGTAATACCATTGTCAGCCGTCATGGACGGCGGGCAGGGTTTAATCGAAACAGACTTGGAGACGTTCTGTTTTATCATTAGGGAGAAATTGGGATGAAACCTTACAAATACCAAAATGCCGTTAATAAACATCCAGAGGATTGGGAAAATCTTTTACACTTTGAAACCATCATCAATGCGACGAAAATTCGCTCTGATCTTTATTTTGCTAACCACGAAAAAGCACCGTGGCATGTGCAAGCAGTTATAAACGGTTTTCAGGTAAATTTCTGGCCGCACAAAATGAAGGCTCATGCACAAGGCTTTGGGACAAAAACAACCCGACACGCAATAATTGAAATGATCCATAGCATTAAATTTGAAAAAGATTTTGAGGTGGTGGAATGATAACCGCTGATAAAAAGACCAACGATCAATATCACGCTATTTTAAGGGAGAAAATCTAATGGACGCTTTTGATATTCGTACTGAAAACCAAATTAAAGAATTAATCGAACACTTTGTTATTAGCCTTGGTAACGAGTTGACCCAGCATGAAGGTACGCATGGTATCGCTAATACGCTTCACGATATTGCCGAAGGCAAAGGCAACATTCGCGGAATAGCTCAAGCACTTTTCCAAATCGGTGATGCGCTTGATTCAATATCAAAAACTTACGCTTATGAGCTTCGTTCAAAGCTAGAAGGTGAAGTCTAATGGAGAATAACGATTTATTGCTGGGAAAAAGAGTTTGGCAGCAAAGGCACGCTGGCGTTTCTTTAAGGGAAGTTTCTTTGGAGTTTGGCATTCTTGAATCAGAAGCCGCGCGATCTGAGCGGATATATTTTACGCAAATCGGCACGATAGCGGCAATTAACGACACACCAGTGGAAGGGGAGGTTTTTCCAATAAGTAAATGTATGAGCCTTCATGTAGAAGAGCTTAATTTAACCCGTCGACAAAGAAATGGTCTTCAAGATTTGTTTGATTGTTTCCCCCTTGAGCGAATGCCACCCGATGGGTGGCGGCGGGACTCGGTCTGCCCGACATGGGCTGGCCTTACTGTCGGAGATGTAGCGCAATTAAGTGACGTACAAATTTTGCGTACTAGAATAGGGCCTAAAACACTCAAGGATATTAAGAAAAAAATATATGATCTGCGGAAAAAAACCGAGGAGGAGCAATGATGATAACCGCTGATAAAATGACCAACGCTCAATATCACGACGAGGATGCAATCAGCTCAAGTGACGCAAAGATGGTCCACAGCAAGTCACTGGCGCACTGGAAGGCCAAGGTCTATAAATCCAGCACAGTGTTTGACATTGGAACCTGTGTGCATGCAATGGTGCTGGAAGACGGCAAGGGCATGGTCAGAGGGCCAGATACCCGGCGCGGCAAGGCTTGGACCGATCTATATGAAGAGGCGCAAGCCAAAGGCGAGACGCTGCTGACTGCCAGTGACTATGACCTTGCGCAAAATATTGCGCATAGCGTTGTGTTTCATCCAGCGGGTCGTAGGATGGCACGCGACACAACGGTCAACGAAGCCAGCTTTTTTGCCACTGACCCGACAACCGGGCTAAAGATCAAGTGCCGCCCAGACAGCTATTGGGATGCCAAAGGCGTGATTTACGATCTCAAAACGTGTCAGGATGCGTCACCAAAAGGCGTAAGCAAGGACATGGTTTCGTACAATTACGCCATCCAAGCAGCCTTTTATCTTCATACTATGAATTGCGCAGGCTGGCCAGTTGACCAATTCGTTTTCGTAAATGTGGAGAAATCGGCACCATATGCCGTATCAACGAACATTCTATCACCCGAATATCTTGCGTGGGGCAAGCATAAGATGCACGAAACCCTCCACAAGATTGCCAAAGCCAACGAGGCCCAGCGATGGGACACTGGTTGGTCCGACACAACCAACGTGGTTGTTTTACCAAGATGGCTGCAATTAGACGCAGCCGAATTTTAAAACTAGGAGAGAATAAAATGGCGAATACTGACTTTAAATCAACGATGATCCGAAACGTGGAATTTAAGTATCCGAAATTGAACGCGACATATCGCTTTAACACGGCGCTTAAAAAGAGCGAAGAGGCGGCTCCAAGTGCTTCCGGCGCAGCTTATTCGATCTCATGGGAAATGCCAAAGGACGATGCTGCCAAATTACATGCAGAATTAAAAACGCATTACGAAACATGCAATCGTAAGGAACCCTTCACCAAGGTCTTCGGCATGAAGAAAATGGAGAACGGCAACTTTGAGTTTCGCGCCAAGCGCAATGGCACAAACAGCCAAGGCGTTCTAAACAGCGCACCGCGCGTAATTGATGGGCAAAAGCAACCATTGGCCGATCTGGCCTTTTGGGGCGGCTCTAAAGGCAGCATTAAGGTTACGGCATATCCAGTGACCGATCCTGATAATAACGGCGGGGTGAGTTTACTCATTGACACAGTGCAAATCACTCACGCAGTATACGGGTCTGCTGGGTTGGACGATTTTGACGATTTGCCCATGACGATGGCGGGCGGGATCGACGAGGCTTTAGATGACTTTGGCCCAGCCGTTGCTCCAGTAGCAGCCGCTCCAGTAGCACAACTGGATGATGATGAAATTCCGTTTTAAGTAAAGAAAAACCCAGCAGTTGCACACTGCTGGGTTTCCACTGGGAGAAAACGAACAATCGATTGGAGAAAGGTCCGAATATGCAAATACTAACAAAAAAGAGCGACATTGGCAAGCAAACGATGCTTTTAGCCCACGGTGCGCTTGACACGCGAATAAACGATGCCGGGTCAGAGTATGAAAGCATCAAATTAGGCAAAATAGCTAAATTGGTAGATGAGCCGCAGTCCACAGAAAAGGAAGCCGCCGCGTTCATAATCCCCTCGACATATCGCGCCTACGATGGCCGCAACCACGCAGCCCAGCGCGACAACGGCGAATACTGGCTGCTGGCCATTGACGTTGATGAGGGCGACCCATCGCTTACCGAGCTAAAATCAGCGGTTGAGCGGGTCACATTTAACGCATCAGCGCTGTTTTATAGTTCATCAGGCGCAAGCGAAGATAACCGCAAATGGCGCGTATTGATCCCATTGTCAGAGCCAATCAGCGGCGCAGATTACGTTGACGCGCAGTTGTCGCTATTTGACCTGATGAAAGCAGAGGGCATTGCCTGCGATGTGGCTCTATCGCGCACAGGCCAGCCAATATACCTTCCAAACGTGCCGAAAGCACGCCGCGATGAATTTGGCGAGCCAATATTTTATCATGGCGTGCGTCATAGCGGCGATGGCTTGCTTGTCCCAAAAGAAAGCACGATATGGGCAAATCTTGAGTTTCGCCGCAAAAATGCTGAAATGGCCGAGCAGCGTGCCGCCGCAGAGCGGGCATTGCGTGCGCAAAAGCGCGAGGAAAATCGCGGCAAGTATGACAACGCCGATCCAGTGGAAGAGTTTAACCTTAGCCACACCATCAGCGATATGATGCTGAAATATGGCTATGAGCGACAAGGCAAATCAGACAGCTATCGCAGCCCAATGCAGGCAAGCGGATCGTTTGCCACAAAAGACTTTGGCACGCATTGGGTGAGCCTGTCAGGCTCGGATCGCGGCGCTGGCATCGGTCAAGCCTGCGGTGAGTTTTGTTTCGGCGATGCCTTTGATTTATTTTGCCATTTTGAACACGGTGGGAAGATGTCAGCGGCGGTGCGCGAATATGGCCGGGAGATACGACCAACGCCAGCAAAGCAGCGTGACGCCATCGTGAAGGCCGCTGTTGACCAATATGCCGACTTTGACACAGTGTCGAATACGTATTCGACACTTGCATTAGACCTCCCGAAACAGCCGTTTCGGTTTAATGAGGGCATTATTCCGAATGCAGAAGAAATAAGTGCATTAGACCTCCCGAAACAGCGGTCTAATGCACTTATTATTCCCAACGCTGAACAGAAGCCGATCTTCTGGATTAAGGATGCCGAGCCTGTTTTGCGCTCATCATACCTTATTAAAAACTGGCTGGGCCGGGGTCAAATGTCAGTGGTCTATGGGCCAAGCAACGTGGGAAAGTCATTCTTTGCCCTAGATATGTCAGCCTGCATTGCCGCTGGAATAGAGTGGCAAGGCGCAAAGGTCAGAGGCGGGCCAGTTCTATACCTAGCCACAGAGGGCGGCAATGCGTTCCAATCACGATGCGTGGCCCTGCGCGAGGAATATGGCATTAAGGATGCGCCGCTGGCGGTCAGGCCGTCGCCGATTGACTTACTGCGCCCAGAGGCTGATCTGGCGGCTCTGATCCAGCTATGCCAAAGCATAGAGGCTCAATGCGGCGAACCTATCGCCATGATCGTGGTCGATACCCTATCACGCGCAATGGCTGGCGGCGATGAAAACGGGCCAACAGATATGACATCATTCATCGCCAACCTAGACGCGCTGCGAGATGTTACTGGCGCTCACATTATGACAGTGCATCACAGCGGCAAGGATACGGCCAAGGGTGCGCGTGGACATAGCTCCCTGCGTGCGGCCACCGATACAGAAATTGAGCTTGAAATCGATGGCAAGATACGCACAGCCACCGCGACCAAGCAGCGCGATCTTGAGCCGCAAGAGCCGATTGTATTCACGCTCAAGATACACAAACTCGGCGTGGATGAAGACGGCGATCCAGTAACAACATGCACTATCACGCCAGCCGATCCCGACGATGTGGCCGACATGAACCAGAAGCGGCCAAGCGGTGTAAACCAAAAAACAGTGGTCGCAGCGTTCAAACAATTGCGCGGCGAAGGCATCGGTGGAGAGAACCCAACAGGCCCCGGCTGGCCCGAAAGCGGGCGGTTCTGGTGCATCGATGAGGCTGAATTGCGCAAGTTTACGATGGGTAAAATGACCTCAACCAACCCATCAAGCGCGTATAGCACCGCAGCAAAAGCCCTCATTGGGAGCGGTTATATGGTACAGAATGAGGGTAAAATATGGGTCAGTGCCAAAGAGGGACAGATCAAGTGAGCTACATATTTTTACATAAAACTATGCTATTGTTTACAAAGGGCTTTAATGGCCAAATATGTAAAATATGTAAAATATGTAGGTTGAAATGTAGTTTTGGCTCAAACCTACATAATATACAGATTGCCTATAGGGCATCTGTATATGTAGATCGGCGGGAAATCATATTATGAAAAATACAACCAAGTCGGCGGCAGCAAAGAAGGCGATGGCCAATCGTGGCAAGTTTGAAAGCAAGCACACCAACTACCCTGATCCGATCCACTACAAGGTTGTCGCGGCGGTTGCTCCCTACAGCGTGGCGTCAGCCAAGGCGGCGACTGTCTGGGGCGATACGTTGGTCGAGAGTGTACCGCCCGCTTACGCGCTGAGATACCGCACGCTGAAGGGCGATCTTGATGCGGCCATGCTTACCAACGATTATGATCTGTGCGCAGAGTTGGCTGCATCGTTAATCAAAGCCCTCAAGGCGATGAACCAAAAGGCCAGAGAGGATGGCTTCAAGCCGCCACAAGTCAATGGTCACATCGTTGAATGGGGCGGCAAGATATACTGTTTTCTCGCCAGCGGTGATTTAGGCGCTGTGAGGCGCGAAAGACCGTCTTGGGCAGTGTACGACCTAAAAGACGTTTGCGCCTTCCTAAAGGCTCACACAGGCTCCCTGATGGCCGCTGTGGTTAATAAGTTCCCTGACGCCAGAGTTGTTGACGTTAGGCTATACGACGATGAAATTCCATTTGGACACGATTGAAAGGATACAACATGAGTAAAGAACAGAAAACGCGCACAAAGGTCTTGTCAGAGGCAAACGATTTAGTGACAGGCCAAAGAAGCATCGACTATGGCTCGGCCCATGCCAATTTTGGCTGTGTTTCTGCTATGTGGACAGCTTACTTGGGCCACCCCATAAGCGCATCAGATACTTGCCACATGCTTGCCCTACTGAAAATAGCTAGGCTTAGAGGCGGCAAGCATTGGGACTCATCATGCGATGGCGCTGGCTATCTCGCATTAGGGGCGGAGGTTGCAGAGGATGAAGGGTAGACGCATCACCAACCATTTGGTAAATGACGTTATGGCAATCCCTCCCGGTTGCCTCTGCTCAACATCCAACTCAACCCCTGCCAATTTGGTGGGGGTTCTTTTTTGTTTGGTT